TTCACGAGGGACCCTCAAGTCATGGTGACTCGCCTGGCCGAAGTGCTCACCAAAGACTATGACGGTCGGAGGGTTCACACTCTGTTTCTCGACTCTGCAGGGATAGCTGGGCCTGTGGCGGCGCGGCTGAGGCAGTTGGGACACCGGAACATTCAAGAGGTGAACTTCGGCGCCGAGAGCCCGGACATGAAGGCACGATTTTTCAGGGACTACATGTGGATGAACATGAAGAACTGGCTACTTCACGGCGCCGTCGACGACCACCCCGAGCTCGAGGCTGACTTGGTCGGACCCGGGACTCGCCCCGATCTGAAGCAGAGAGTTTGGCTGGAAAGCAAGGAGGACATGAAGAAACGGGGTGTAGACTCTCCCGATGACGGAGACGCATTGGCTCTAACGTTTGCTGCTCCTGTGGCGGCAGTGAAGAAACAGGAGTTTGTGCCCTTGCCTGTGGGGTTTACGTGGAGCTAGGCCATGCCAGCTAAGCGCATCATCTTCGTCAAGCTAGACGAGCAGTTCCTCACGGCTGCTCTTAGAGTGGACGTGCCGGAAGGGGCGAGGATGAGGCTCGGCGCCTACCACTCCTCCTATGGCGATCCTAACGATCCTGATATCAGAGCCATCCGCGAAGGCAGCGTCTTGGAGCAGATCCGCTCTGGCATCGTTGTCGTCAAGGGAGTGGGGGAGACGGACGCTCAGGTGATAGCCCGGATTCAGACTGCGCTTGAGGCGGAGTGGGTTGCACTCCAAGCGTCTGTGAATACGCGTGTCTCTTCTCCGGACGTGGAGGGGCTGTATTGGGATGGCCGGGTGTGGAGTAGCTACAAGCCAGCTCCAAACCAGGGCAACATCCGTGCTGTAACAGCGCCGAGTTAGGAGACTTCCAGAAAGGAATCTGTATGGCGATTCAGTTGAGAAGCACAATCCAGGATGCCCGGCTCGACGCAATCGAGAGCACGGGCGGGGCGAGCTGTAACCTGTCGGTCTACACCGGGGCACAACCTGCCGACTGTACTGCGGCCAACTCGGGAACGCTACTGGTGTCCATCGATCTGCCGGCCGATTGGATGGGAAACGCGTCAGGTGGAGACAAGGCCAAGGCTGGTACATGGTCAGCGGCGGCATCTGGGGGTAGCGGTGCGACTCCGGGCCACTTCCGCATCTACAACTCTCAGGCCACCAAGGACGGCACGACCTGCATCTTCCAGGGTAGCTGTGCGATCGGCTCTGGTGACATCAGCTTTGACGGAACGATCACGAGCGGTCAGACGGTGACGGTAAGCACGTTTGTCTTGTCCGACGGAAATGATTGATGCAGCCGTCCATGCGCCACCACTCAGACTCGTTAGCGCCCTTTCCGATGGCAACGACTAAGTAGATGGCTGTCCCCACAGTAAACGACTCGAATTCCGGCTCTGAGACTAGCAACACCACGACTCATACGGTCAATCTGCCTGCGACCGTAAGCGCTGGCGAACTATTGATCGTATGGATGGCGTTCGACGGTGCTCCAACGGTGACTTGGGACAACACGAGTCATGGCACATGGTCGAACCACATCGACACCCCAGGGCCGTCTAGCGCCTGCAAGCTTGTTGTCAAAGCCAAGGTTGCAGACGGAACCGAGGGCGGGGGGACGCTCAGCATTGAGACGAGTGCCAGTGAGCAGAGCGTTCACAGATCAGTATCGATAGGGACCTGGGAGGGTACGCTCGCGGGGGGCTTGAACGTTCCCGCCGCTGCCACAGGCACGAGCTCTACTCCTAATCCTCCCCTAGCTACAGCCAGCTGGGGGAACGTGGATCGTAAGACCATTGCTATTGAGGGATGCGATGGCGCCCGAACGGTGAGCGCATATCCCGCGAGTTACACGCTCAACCAGTTCTCTGATGCTTCTGGTGGTGGAGCGGGATGCGGTCTTGGCTCGGCTGGTCGGAACCAAACCGGGGTAGGCAATCAAGATCCTGGGACGTTTACGATCTCTTCGTCGGATCAGTGGGTTGCGGCGACGGTATCGGTGCGTGGTGGGGTGGCGGGTGTCATAGGAAGCCTGTCTCAGACCCTTGGAGCCTTGCTGCTTGCAGCGAGCGGCCTTGTGGGGGTTGGTGGGATCTCGACTCCGGCGCTTGGGGCACTCACCTCTTCCGCATCGTCTCAGGTGGGGGTGGCGGGTGCTCTACAGACGCCCCTTGGGGCACTTACGCCTGCCAGCAGTGGGGATGTAGCTCTTGTAGGGACGAGCCAGAATAGTCTGGGCGCGCTCACAGTCTCGGCCTCAGCGGTGGTCTCCTCTGGTCCTGTTGGGGACCTGGCTGTAACCCTGGGAGATGTCATCGTCTCGGGTCAGGCCACGGTTCCCTTGGTAGGTGTTGCTGCATCGTCTCTAGACCCTCTTACGCTCTCTGGTCTGGCTGGGATCGAGACTGCAGGTCAAACCAGTGTTTCACTAGGCGCTCTCACGATCAGCGGGGTTGCTGGGGTTGAAGCTGCGGGGAACACGAGTGTTGCGCTTGGGGTGCTTCTCACCTCAGGCGGGGCGGTTGTGGATCTGGCCGGTACCTTGTCTGCTGCGCTGGAAGACCTCAACGCTTCGGCCGGGGCTGGCGTGCCATTGGTTGCGGGTCTCTCGACCAGCCTAGAAAGTCTCACAGTGTCAGGGAGTGCGACCACAGGCATTGGTGGGGATGAAACGAAGAAGCGGAAGAAGATCAAGACCAAGAGCTTGGTCAGAGCATTCAGGATATCGAGGGGCCGAATGCGAGGGGTGTACTAATGAGTCTTTCAAGCTGGTGGAAGTCTTTCCGGCGTCGTCCAGCGCAACCTTTGATGGTTCAGCCGCCGACAGATCAAACTCCGGCGGTTCAGATCTCACTAGTTCAGCTTCCGGTAGAACTCCCCGCTCAGGTTCCTGTGGGAGATCGCATATGTTCACGCTGCCAGAGGTCCGTGAGTACCTGGAGGGCTTATGCTCGTGGAGAAGTGCTGTGTATTCCATGTGCAAATAGGGTTGGTGACTAGATGAGCAATCCCACTCGTGCCCTCATAGAGGGCAGCCCACAAGCATCAGTCTCTACTCCGGCTCAGACAGGTCAGGGAGTTGCCGCAGCAGTGATTCTTGCTGCCAATCCCAAGCGGAAGGGTCTGATTATTCAGAACACCGGAACCACGGTCATCAAACTCACTTTCGGAGCGACACTTCCAACGACTACTGCGTACCATATTGCTCTTTCTGCTTGCACTGGAGCTGATGATGGTACGGGAGGGACCTACGTTGACGACTCCTGGGTTGGGGTGGTGAATGCGTTGAGCAGTGGGGCGGGCGGTACGTTAGTGATTACCGAACTCCAGACTGGTTCCCCTGACTGGGGCCGGGCTAGCGACTGGGGCAGCTACGGAGTGTAGATAGCAATGGCCAAGAAGACATCCAAGACGAATGCACTCCTGGAGCAGGCCCAAGCCAGATTCAAGGTCTCTCTTGAGGCTGAAGAGAAGCAGCGCGAGCGGGAGAAGGCAGACCTGGAGTTCGTCATCCCCGAGAATCAGTGGGATGCGGAAGCCAAGAAGGCCCGTAAAGGGGACGGGATCACTCCTGGCCGTCCGATGCTGTCTATTTCCAGGCTCGACCAGCCGATGCAGCTTATCCTCAACCAGATGCGCTCCGCAGACCTAGGGGTGCTTATTCACCCCGTGTCGGAGGAGGCCACCGACGACACCGCGGAGACGATTCAGGGTATCTACAGGCACATCGAACGCAAGAGCCGGGCGGAAATAGCTCGTTACTGGGCGTTTGCTCGTGCCGTCCCTGCCGGGAGGGGATATTACCGGGTCCTGACAGACTGGGACGATGAGGGGGGAGATCCTTCAGACCAGAAGATCGTCATCAAGCGGATTCTGCATCAGGACGGGGTGTTTCTCGACCCTTCTGCTGAGGAGCCCGACTTCTCGGACGGCAAGTATGCCTTTGTCGTGGCATGGATGAAGGCGGACGAGTTCAAGAGGAAGTACCCCAACGCCAACGCTGCCCCGAGCAACAAGTTCGACTGGGAGGGGCTGAGGAAGGAAGCCCCTGAGTGGGTGCGAGAAGATGACGTATTGGTGGCGGAATACTGGTACAAGGACTTCACTGCCGATTCGGACCGGGACGAGTGGACTGTCAAGCGTGCGATGGTCTGCGGGTGGGACATTCTGGAGAAGCCGGTTGGTTGGCCTGGGAAGTGGATTCCCATAGTCCCGGTGTTCGGCCGGGAGGTTCAGCCATACAGTTCTGAGCGCATGTGGAACGGCATTGTCCGGCCGGCCAGGGACGGGCAGAAGCTTCACAACTTCGCGGCGAGCTCTGCCGTGGAGGCCATGAGCATCGAGCCCAAGACCCCGTTTATCGGGTCTGTCAAGGCCATCGCCGGCTATGAGAAGCTGTGGCAACAGGCCAACATCAAGAACTACTCGGTCCTGCCCTTCAACGACTGGGATGCCGAGACTGGACAGCCTATCCAGAGGCCCGAGAGAGCCCAAGTGGACGGTTCGCGGATGCAGCTTTCACTCCAGGTCCTCCAGATGTCGGATCAGTTCATCCAGGCCGCAACGGCGATCTTCGAGCCTTCTTTGGGGAGGCTGACGGGACAGGAGCAGTCGGGGCGGCAGGTTCTCGCTCTCCAGCAGCAGGCGGACGCCGCCACCGGGCACTTCCTGCAGAATCTCGCGGACATCTCCATGACGTATGAGGCCAAGATCATCCTCGACCTCATCCCGAAGATCTATGACAGGCAGGGACGAATCACCCGGATGATCTACGGAGATGACAAGAAGAGCAAGCCTGTCATGCTCGGTCAGCCGTTTGTCATGGACCCTCAGAGCAAGCGTCCCATGCCGATCCCCCAGAATCAGCCCATTCCTGAGAACGCCAAGACCTACAACTTGGCCGAGGGCGTCTATGACGTGTCTGTGTCCGTGGGGAAGAGTTATCAGACCAGACTCGACGAAGGCTCTGACAAGATCTGGGAGTTGATGACTCAGCGTCCGGAGCTGTTCATGATGATGGGCGACATTGCCCTTGGCTTCACCGATTGGCCGGGCGCTTCCGAGATGGCCGATCGGATGAAGAAGATCATCGAGAAGCAGATGCCTGGGGTGATGGAGGGCGAGGATGGCCAGCCTACTCCAGAGCAGATGATGGGCATTATCCAGCAGCTTCAGCAGCAGCTCCAGGCCGGACAGGCTCAGATGCAAGCGATGGCGAAGGCTCTCGAGACTGAGCAGGTCAAGCGCGAGTCTCAGGAAAAGATCGCTCAGATGGGCAACGAGACGAAGCTCACGATTGCTCAGGACAACAATCAGACCAAGCTGGCCCTGGAGCAGATGAGCGCCAAGATGGGCGGTATCTCTGCCATGCTCGAGAAGCTCATGAGCGCGGACCAGCGGGAACACGAGAGTTCCGAGGCTGAGCTTGACCGGGATCACGACGTCGAGATGGAGGTGGTCAAGAGTGAGCTTACGCCCCCTCCCATGCAGTTCCCGCAGTCTCCCAAGGGAAGAAGTGAATAGATTAGCGGTAGCGGTTGGCAGCGCGAGTTGACGCGCAATCGTTTGCTGGCCAACTCGTTCTTCGGCGCGGTTTCTGGGGCCGGCTGAGCTGGCTCTTGAGGGGGAGGTAGGTAGTGCCACGCTATCAAGTGCAGGTGCTTTTTGGTCTACGCTGGCCGTTCCATTTCGGGTGGGAAATGAAGATCGACGATAGTTC